AGCTGACTCATTGAAACCTCCACATTGCTTGCACTTATGCGCTCCACCGACATTGCAGTCTGGCGCGATGTTCTTTGCTAACGAGTCTACCACAATCTGAGCACCGTCAATAATCGGCTGAATTGCCCAGTCATCCTTGCGGACGATAAACTCTTTGACTTCCTGCGTAGGCTTAGCCTCATATAGAAGTATGGCCTCTTGCGGGACATCAGTACGCCCTGATAGTTCTAGGACTTTCATATACAACTGCACCTGGGCAATATGCGCTGAGAAAGGTGACTTCATGTTCTTCCACGCCGCGTCAAAGTTTTGGTCGCCAGCAAACCATGCCGACCTGTCGTACCACATAAATGTGCCCGCGCCTACAGATTTTATCTCCAGCATTAGGTCATCACCAAACCCTTTTAGCCAACCATCTGAATGACCTGTAATCATCAGGTCTTTGTGTTCTACTGGTACTTCTTTATAGCGCATAGAACGCTCAGCACCACAGGCATCGCAACCCTCTGGGCTAGTTGCCCAGAACTGGATGGCGCAATTACGGCATTCCCACACGCCGTACAACTTGCCCATGTCTCGTAACCAGTTTTGCCATGTAGCGTGGATGCCGTGACCTTGGGCAAAAATTAACTCACGCTTAAACTGGCGCGGTTCTGGGGCAGGGTGGTTACCCTGTAGGTGAAAGTAAGACGCTCTATGGCACCAATAAGGGCTCACCATAGCGGATGGGTGTAGGCCATCGAACGAGCGATGGTTGTCAATTGGCTGGGATAGAACGTGACGCTCTACCTTGCTAATCACACGAGTAGTTGATTTACCTGCATCCACAAAATTCTTAAGTGCGCCTACTGGTAGCTTTTTTAGTTTTTTCTCTGGCATGTTTTATGTCCTCCATGAACGACACTACCACAGATTATTACTACTGTCTACTAGCTTTTTTAGCAAGCTCTAACAACGTGGTGCCAGTGCGCTCTGCTTTACGCTTTAGCGCATTTCGCTCACGGTGACTCATGCCGCCCCAAATTCCGTGAACTTCCTCGTTCTTATCAGCGAACGCTAGGCACTCTAGCCTAACTGGACATTCTGGTCTACCATCACGACCGTAGCAAATAGCTTTGGCTTTATCTGCAATAGGTTTGTATAGCTTTTTATCACGAGGAGGGAACCAGAGCTCAGGGTCATATACCGACTCGTACTCTTTAGTTTCAACATTTTGAGTTTGCTCGCCACACTTAGCCTGGATTTCCCACGGCTCAGGGGAATGCAAATAATTAAATAGGGATGACAGCAAGTAAACTCCGTATGGTGATTACTTCTCTTCCGTGTGCTTCTCTATACATTGTATCAGAAACTCTCGCATTGTCAAAAAATCGTTTTCATCTAAAATAACGTAATTAACATCATTCATGCTGATGCCCAAAACTGGGGTGCGTCCGTCAATCAACGCCTCTGTAGTAATCTTTTCAAGCACGGATGACTGTAAGGTAAATGATTTTTTACCCGTCCACTTGTGCTCTATTAATAGGTCTTCTGAACGGACATCGCCTTTGCGAAACCAGAAGGCCCCAGAGGCTACGTTCTTCTGCCCGCCAGTTAACTTAGCTAAACGTTTCTCATGCTTCTGGGATTGTTTCTGACCTTCGGACTTAGCCAATGTTTAGTTCTTTCTTTACAAACTGCCAAAATGCTTCTGGGTCTATTTCGTTTGATGGTTTAGGCACCCGCATCTCTGACACAGGCTTTCCTCGGTAATCTGCCATGTAGCAACGTTTGCACAAGCCCTTTGAGTAAAAGGGCCTGTCACAGCTACTACACGATTCTTGTGAATGCCGTTTTGCTCTAGACATTAAGTTAGTTGCAGCGTTCCCATAACGTCTTTGGTTAACTGTTCTTGCAGGTCAACTTCTTCACGAATGGAATTAAGCAATGCCTCTGCTCCCTGCCATTGGCGGTCTGCATAACGGTAGTATGCTCCTGCGCGGACAACTATCTTATTAATGATGGCTAGGGATACAATCTCTTTAGCGAAGTCATACTCGCCCTTATCAATGCCTGAGCCCTCGTCAAAATAGAAGTCTACAAACGCGGTCTGTCCTGGAGGGGCTGACTTATTCTTACGAGTCTGGAACTTGATGGTCTGTCCAACCTTCTTCTTTTCCTGACCAGTGCCAATCTCAATCCACTCATCGCGCTTTACGTCAATGCGGGTAAAGAAAAAGTAGTTTTTAGCCTCGCCGCCTGGGGTCGTGCGCGGGTCTCCGTACATGACACCAATCTTCATGCGGAACTGGTTGATGATTAGACCGACAAATGGGCGTTCACCGCCGAGTAAGTCACGCTTGCCAGCCTTCTCCATCTTGCGAAAGAACTTGCCCATAAGCATGGCACCACGACCAACGGTAAACTCGTCCATCTCCTTCTCGTCCTCAGCTGAGGGCACGAGAGCTGGTAAAGAGTCAATTACTACACAGTCTACTTCTTTGGTCTCTACGAACTCCAGGACGGCTGTTAGGGCTGTTTCCATGACGTTACTAGTGAACACGTGAACCCTAGTAGGGTCTACGCCACACATCTCTGCATACTCTGGAACCCACTGCTCAGCGGCAATCCAAATGGTTGTAAACTCTGGGTCGCGCCTCTGATTAGCAGCAATTGTCTTGAGGGCAAGTGCGGTCTTGCCGTTGCTTGCCTCACCGATAATCTCGTGCCACTGGTTGGTAGGCCAACCTCCTCCAAGAATCATGTCTAGCGATAGTGAACCTGATGTAAACCGAGTTGGAGCTGCTACTTGTGATGCCAGTACGACGGTGTTCTCGCCGTACTTTTTATTAATCTGTGCTAGAACCTTTTGGAGGGACATTACTCAATCTTTCCGATAATTGTGCCAGGGTTGAAATTATTTGCGGTACTGACTTGCTTGGTGGCTTCAATGTTGCCATTACTAGGGATGCGAACTCCTGGGGTACCTGAGCCCGACTGCTGGATAGGATACCCGCAATCGTAGCAACGTGGCGCGGTTTCGGCAGTCATCTTGCCGTAGTTTCCACTGGAGCAGTTAGGACAACGACTTGGGGTCATTGCGCTAGCTGGCAGTCTGTGGCCTTCTAGGGACGGGTCTATGTAAGGCTGTTGGGTTACTGGCGGGTACGCTGAATTTTGGGTTACGCCCTGGTAAGGCTGCACGTAGCCAGGCTGTACAGGCTGCGCTTGAGGCACAGGCCTAGGTGCTTGTGGTTGGTTATTTCCGAGCTTGTCTGCCCACCATGAATTACTCATCATCTGTCTCCGATATTCCTGTAAATGTTCCGTGAAGCTCAATTAACTCAAGCTCAACGGCAGCTGAAAGCATTGCTAGAAGTCCATTAAATACCATACTGCTATAAAATTCTTTTAATGACTTGGAACTAGATTCTAGCATACTTGGAGTGACTCCTTTTGCCTTCAATAGTTCTTCCTTTTGAATGTCATATGTATACGTGGCACTTATGTCTGCGTACATCTTTACTATAGGTAGCAAAGGTGAAATCTCTGTAAGCCTTAGCTCTGAGTCTTCAAGTTCTTTCTCATTACCCTCTTCACTAACCGAAGATAGATTAAACAACTTAAAACTTTTCTTGGCGTCCTCGCCAGTTATGTCATACAAAAACCAACGATAAAGAGTGGTGATGGGCATCTTTTGCATCTTGTAGTACCCATCGTTATCTGAGTTAGGGAAGGTCATTACTTCGCCTCGCCCCATCGGTCAACAATCTTGACATCTGCGATTAGTGGGACCTTTAACACCTGAATATCCTCCATTGCTTCCCGTAGCTTCTCCGCGGTTTCTTCAGCAAGTTCTGCTGGGGTAGTGAGTACCAATTCGTCATGGACGGTTAATATAATCTTAGCGCCCTTTGGAATCATGTTATGCGTGCGGACCATCGCAATCTTGATTATGTCTGCGGCACTGCCCTGAATCTTGGTATTAAACGCCTGACGCTCAGCTCCTGAACGTAGCCCATTGTCTCGTGACATAATCTCTGGCAAATAGCGTCGGCGACCTGTAATAGTCTTGATGTATGGGACAGGCTTACCAGCGCGAGTTGAACCAATAACCTTGGCGCGGTACTTAGCAATCGAGCTAAACTCAGCAGCAAATCGGTCAAGTAGTTCTTTAGCTTCGGTCTTGGTACAGCCAATCTGCGCAGCAATCTTGTCAGGGCCTACACCGTACGCCATAGCAAGAACGAGAACCTTGCCAGCCTTACGGTCTACGCCCATAGTCTCACCGACGGTCGTATAGATGTCCTTGCCGTTTAGGTAGTTCTCCATCATAATCGGGTCTTCGGAGAACGATGCGATAACGCGAGGCTCAATCTGGGAGTAGTCGGCAACTATTAGCTTATGCCCTGGAGGTGCCACGAACAGGTTACGAATAGCCTTACCGTGAGGCGTGTGAGGCGCAGGAACATTCTGCAAGTTTGGGTTACGGCTTGAAAAACGACCCGTCTCAGCACCGTGCTGAACGAAGTCACCGTGTAGGCGACCGTCAATAAGCATGGTGTCTTTAGTCTCAATACGGGTCTTGCCTGCGGTAGTGCGCTCAATCTCACCGCCGAGGTATGGGATAACGTATGTTGAAAGAAGCTTATTGTAGTCTGCGTACTCCAGTAGAGCGGTTACCAGTGGGTCCTTGTCACGGTAAGGCTCAAGCGCCTCTGCTGATACTGAGTAATCGGCACCAGTCAGTTCGATGTTAGTCTTGTCCTTTTGCTTACCCTTGACGGTTAGAACTTGAGCCTTTAGACCTCGCCCGCCGTTGTCCTTAGAGCCGTAAAGCAACGTCTGCTTCTCCTGATTGGAGTTGATGTTAAACTCTCGCCCAGCGGCCTTGTAGATGTTAGCGCGAGCCTCGTCTACCTTAACCTCTAGGTCAATCTTCAACTGCTCTAGTGAATCGGTGTCAATAACTGCGCCAGTTAGTTTCATGTCGCATAGAACGGCTAGGACATCCATCTCCAAAGTAAACACCCTGTCAAGTTCTCCAGCCTCTAGTTTTGGCACTAGTGACTTCCAAAGTAGGAATGTGTACTTAGAGTCAAGATAGGCGTACTTGGCAACGGTGTTGAAGTCGTAGACCTCTACCTCTTTACCTACGCCCTTGACCATTTCGTAACCAAACTCACGCTTAAGGCAATCAGCAAGACTGCACTTATTCTTATTGCGGTTGTCTGAGATAAACGAGGCAATCATGGTGTCAAAGTATGGCGCGGATGGGACACGACCGCCGTAGTATTTTGATACAGATGTCAAGTCAAATACGAGGTTGTGACCGATAGTCAAAATCTCTTCGTTAAACATAAGTGGCTCAAGTGCCTTAAACACTTCGGCTGGGTACAACTGCTCTGGGGCAGGGCCAAAAATCTTTGTGGCTTTCTTAACATCGCGACTATAGTCGCTGGGACGGAGAGCCAGTCCTTTTTCTTTACGGATTTCTCCCTGACCAGTTAGAGGGAAAACTTCTTCAACAAAGTCACCGTGTGGGTGACCCATAGGTATTACGTCACAGCGACCGTGGGTGGCTAGCGTAATCCAGAGGACCTCGTTAACTGGGGTCATACCGCGTCGCGGTCCCACAGTTTCGACGTCGAAGGCAAAGGCATCTTGAGTTAGGTAGTAATCTACCATCTCGGCAATTTGGGCAGCATCAGTAATGATATTCATAGTATCTCCACAATAGCGCAAAAGGCGGGGATGTCAAGTCCCCGCCTAATGCTATTGGCTTTAGAGCAGCGAGTCTGCAATCTCGTCAAGTTCCTCAAACGAGTGTTCCTTGATGAGACCGCGGGTGTAAACCTCAGATGAAGAAACTACCGAAGCAGCCTTCTCCTGACTGATTTTCCAGTCATCTTCGAGGTCGCGCTCCTTGATAGGAGTTACCGTGTAAGCGGTCTGTGGACCCTTACCTAGGCGAACGATTGCCCAGTAACCGCTAGTTAGCGGACCCTGTGGCGAGTAGTGAGCTGCGTGGAGCGACTGGTAAAGTCGTGCTCCTGAGATTAGCATCTGACGAAGCATACCCTCTGGTGAATTCAGGGCTACAACGGTAAATGCGCGCTTGTTCTCAGGGCGGTCCTGTAGCTTAACGCAGAGTGGGCAGTTAGCACCGATGCAGACATACGAGCGCTTACCGCTTGTCTTCTGCTT